AATAAATAATAAAAAATTGATTATAAAAATTAAATTATAATAATACTTCTCTACAAAAAAAAAATAAAAAATAAAAAATAAAAAATAAAAAATAAAAAATAAAAAATAAAAATAAAAAACTTGAAAATAATTAAAAATGGATAATTTACCTAAAATTGATAAAACAATTGATTATTTTCAAGATGATTCAACTAGATATGGAACTATAATTAAAAAAATTAATGTTAATAATAAAACAATTTTAATTAAAAAATATGATGGACAATTGAATAAAAATAGACCACATGGAAAAGGAATAATGAATTGGTATAATATTAAAAATGATGATTCGAAAACAAATGATACTCACAGTGCCAATTTACAAACAAATTGGTCAGTTTATATGTCTTATGATGGCCTATTTTTTAATGGAAAACCAGATAAAGATGGTGTTTTTTATTCTATAGCTGATAATAAGCATCATCAATATAATATTGAAAATGGATTGTGGTCTAAAAATAAAAGAGTTAAAAAAGAGTAAAATAAATAAATAAATACAAAATAAAAAATTAACTTATTATTACCTCAATAAAAGCTTATAAATTCTTTCAGAAGCCTTTTTATCCAAATCTTTTGGCAAATATTTCGTAAAAGATTCGCGATTTTTATTTAATAGTGCAGCTCTCATCCCAGTAGCCTCAATATTTTTAATATCAGGAAAAAGCTTTGTTTCAATATAGCGTTTATATTTTTTTTCAATAAAATCGAATCGCGAATTTGACGCATTTTTCGCACTTTTTAAAAGCACAATTCTCTTATATTTTTCTTTAAATAATTCTAAAATAATTTTATCAGTTTCAAGCATAATATTATTTTGAGCACTGATCCGCACTTCTATTTTAGGCTTATTTGTAGCGAGACTATATATTTTATTTAAATATTTAATGTAAATTTTCCATATTTTCAATGATTGTTCGGGACTTACACTTTTTAAAAAACCTGATTCCATTAACTCTTTAATATAGAGTAATAATTGTGGTTTTTTTAAATTCATAAAACTCTCATAGTCACTTTCGGGGTAATAGTCTTTTAAAGCATTTTGCAGCTCTTCTTTAGTTTTCTGCTCTAAATAGGAAAAACGATTATCAAATGGCCGGACTTTTCTTGAAATAAGAATTACTATTTTACCTACAGGGTCTTTTTTTTCAACACTTTTTTTAATTATTTTTTCTAATAAGCTTAAATGTCCCTTATGAGGGGGTTTAAAAGACCCTGGTATAATATACGCAGTTAGCATATATTAAATAAAGATTTTTTTAGTAAAAAAATAATAATAAATTTATCTAACATAAATTATATATGATTATAATTTATGTTATAGAAGGTTGCCCTTATTGTGAAAAAGCTCTTAGAGTATTAAATGAGAATAATATTAAACACAAAAAAATAGTTGCACATACTGAAGAAGAGAAAAAACTTTATAAAAAGAAAAATCAAATGAATACATTTCCGCAAATATTTATTCATCAACCAAAGACTGAACCAATTAAAATTGGAGGATGTGACGATTTTATGATGACCCTTTCAATATGTAATTCAATGAAAAATTCGGGATTAACACTAGAAGCAATTTTACATATGTATCAGATTTTGTATAAAAAAAAATAGGTAAATAGAAAAATAGGTAAATTAGTAATAAATAGAATACTAAATAAAAAAATATTTAATGATTAATTTCCTTAATCTTATTATTTAAATTATCAATATACAAATTATTTGCCAAAATCTTTTCATTTAAAATATCCCGACTACTTTTCGTTATTTTCTTTGACTCTTCATATTCTGGAAGTATTTTATCTTCATTTTGTAGTGATGAATTTACATAAAACATATTTGTAGTTTCATCACGACAATAATTACAGTTATAATCATGTTTGCATTTAGAACCATTTTTCTTTTCACAAACCCCGCGAATACATCCTTTAGGACAAATATTTTTATTTGCACCATCTCCTTTTATTGGTAACTGAAATTCATAAGATTTATTAGTCTGCCTTGGATAAAACTCATATATTAAAAAAAATATTAAGACCATAATAAATAAAATAATTAATAAAGTTATAAAAATCATTATATAATATTAAGATATATTTATTTTTCAATTATTAATGGATTTTCTTCATTTATAGTATCCTCTTCTTCTGAAATATCAATACTCTCATTTCCATTTTCATAAATGCTAACATCAAAACTAATATCAAATTTCTCTTTTAAATATAAATTTATTTTCTCAAAACTGCGACTAAGTTTATAAGGATTGGCCGGTTTTGCAACAGTAAAATATAAATTTAATACATTTTTAAAACTCTTTTCTTTACATAATATGCATACAGTTTTTATATAATCCTTATTAAATTTATGAATCTCTTTATTAAATTGCGCCTGTTTCATAACATAGTCTAATGGAAGCATACGGCCACTATTAAGATTACAAATTAATACCATTTTTTCATTATTTTTCTTGCATTTTAATAATAGATTTAAATAATATTTTTTATATTCTTCAAATGAATTTTCATTAATCTCTTTATCATTTAATTTTAAATAAACAATAGGCCAAAATTCTAGATTAAAATCGCCAATCATAATATTATAATTAGATTATTTTATGGATGTATTTAACGAAACTTATTTATTTTTTTTGATAAATTATTTTTATTAAAAATAATTTATCAAAAAAAAATGAAATATTTTAACTTATAGTTAAAGATATTTTTTATTAAGAATAAATATTTATATACTTATGAAAAATGTACCTTTATTCTGATTTTAGCTTTGGCACTAAAAGAACTACATTACCAAAATTTCCAATGCGTCTAAAATCCGAAGGTACGAAATTAGGTGATTTTTACAATGCCCTTGCGCTTAATACGATTGGTGAAACACAATGGAATCAAATGAAGAATGGCAATTTAAACTGGTCTATGATTGATGATATATATTTTAAATTTGCTGAAATTCTTTGCGAACAATTGGAAACCTATGATCCAAAAAAAGTAGAAATTACTCCAGAAAAAGAGGAAAAAGTAGAAATTACTCCAGAAAAAGAGGAAATAATTATTCCAAAATTAATTTCAAATAAAAAAAAGAAAAAACGAGATAGAAGGGTAAAAATAAAAGATCGTTAATTTGAATTAACGTAATTATTATATTTTCCAGGTTGGTTAAGCATATTAACTGTAAATAGTAATAAATTTTCTTGACCTCGAAAATCAAATAATGTTCCATCAAAATTTATAAATTCAATGTCTAACCAATATAATTTACCCATAGGTGGATTAAAATATTTTATAACTCCATGAACTGGAATCGTTGATGCATTAATAATTGTATTTTCCAAATTAAGTAATGGAATTAATGTATAAGCATTATTTGCTGCTCCAATGGAATTTAACAATGGAACATCTTTAATCTTCAAAATGACGTATGGCTTATTTTCTATTTGATAAACATAGGGGCTATATAATATTGAAATATTCTTAAAAATAAATCCCGATAATGAAGTTGGGTTTTTATTATCTAATTCTTCAAAGTATATGGTTGTATCATTTTTAATTTGATAAACTTGGCATGAATAAGTAGTTCCCGAAGAGGGGTTATATAAAATGAAATAATCATCAACATAAAAAATTCGAGTCATATCAACTTCTTTTCCGTTATAATTTTGGTCAGCCACCAATTTATAAACGGTGTAATCTTGATTACTAACAATATCCAATGCTGTAATATTCCCGGTCGAAACATGAATATATGAAAGATCTATCATTTCAGATTCATATTGTCTATTAATAAATCCAATTGTTTTATCAATACTGGCCAACTTGCATGGAGTGCAATTATCATTTAATACATAATTAATATTATAAACAAAATCATAATTATTTGCTCTGTTACTCTGTATTCGGAGCTTTAAATTAATAGGATTTCGAGAAAAATTGAGTTTAATACTTAAACTATAAAATAAATCTCCATACTTACCGTTAAAAGCAGATAATAATGTATCATTTGAATATTGTCCTTCGGGAATATATATAGTAGATATATTACTTGAAGAGTCACTAATATAGAAAGTATTATTTGCAGGCGTAATATTATAAAAGGTATTCGGAATTTGTGCCAAAGATAATTCAAGAGAAGTTATATCTTTCCATTCTTGAGGTACTTCAACGCGATATTTATTAGAATTGGGGTAATTTGTATAATCGCGATCTCGACTATCAATTACTAAATGGCGTGCAACGCTTCCATGAGTCTTATTACGATCAGGTGGTTTAATAATATTTTGTCCATAATCGGGGTTTCCATCTTGAATTATATTACCAATAGCATTTGGAAAATTGGAAAAACTATACATTTCTATTTATATTATATATAAATTATAGGAATAATATTTTATATATATTATTATTATTTTTCAAATATTATAAATTATTTTTTATTATATAATATATTTCGCAAATAGAGCATGTCATCATCACTTATTTTTTTTGAATAAAAATCATACATAGTCTTTCCATTTATGCGTTCCAATATAAAATTTATTGAAAACATTCCGCATTCACTTGTTTTATATTGATGTCGTTTATCATTGAAAATTACAATAGGAATAATATTAATTTCTTTATATTGTTCCACTAATTTTTGAATGAATTTGTGTATTAATGGAGTAGGTAATGAACCATAACTATCATAATAATTAATCTCATTATTTTTATTATCAATATACATTGCAACCCAATGACTTCCATCACGAGTACTAATATCTAAATTATAAACAATTCCTATTTTGTGAATATTTTTCTCTTTCATTTTTTGCAAATTTAACTTACTTAATTCACAATGAATTCCAACTGGGCAATCTGATGGAACAGGACCTAAAAAGACAAAATCATCGTAAATCTGTTCATATTGTTTCATAATATAATAAATATCATAAGTATTTAACCATGTATTAATATTTTTACGCCACACTTTTGGAAAATCGGGTTTAAAAGTGTACATACTTATTTCTGGGTCTTTCTCTTTTTTTATAATAGGTTGTCGTCTCCAACAAACTTCATTTTTATTACAAGTAGCTTTGAACTTATTATGGATTTGATTCCATAATGTTTTTACAGTTTTATTATTTGTGTCTATTTTTTTTTTATCTTTAGAATTATGTTTATTCCAAATATTTGCAATTTTAATTAATGATTCTTTAGAATAACAAGTCTTAAATTTAGATTGGGATTTATTTTTTAATGCACATGGGGCACAAATTCCTTTATCAACTTTGAAAAGAGTCTCAGGCATCTATATTATAAAAATATTTTTTATCAATATAATTAAGAAAAAATTTTATATTTAATAATTTATTTTTATTTATTTTATTTATTTTATTTATTTATTTTTATTTATAAAATTTATATTCTAATCAGTTTCATCAATGATAACAATATAGTTTATTGAAGACCTACATATAGGACACTTATTTAGATTTGTTTTTTCAGCACTAGAATTTAATGCATGGAAGCAACAATCACAACATATTTTTCCATCATCTTCTAATGGATGCATGCATGGTCCATAAATTATGTTTTTTTTTTTGACATCACAACAAATTACACATTCTTTTTTATTTTTGATAGATGTATTTAAATAAGCCAGATTTTTAGAAAGATTTATTTGATAACTATTAGAAACAATAATTTCTCTATTACCAATTAGGAATATTTTTTGACATTTACGGATTTTACTTTCATAAAAAACACCTTCCATACTTTTAATTAAACATGGATTATTTTTTAAAAAATCAATAGATCCATCTCCTTCCATATAACCATCACAAAATTCACCTTTATATACAAAATCTTTCGTTTTTAATATTCCAGATCCATGAAATTTTCCTTCTTGAAAACTACCCTCATATAAGAAATTTAAACATTTATTTTCATATCTACCTTCACCATCAAAATAGCCATCTTTGAAATTTCCTCTATATGTTATTTTTTCAGATTTTAGAATATTAGATTTATAGTTATTAAAAGACCCATGTACTGGTCCATTTTCGTTTGATATAGTGCCAATAAATTTATTCCCATTATTGTATGTGATACTTTGGATTCCATCATCTTTATTTATTTCAATGGTACTGATTGAATCATACAAAATAGATTTTTGAAAACATTTATTTTCAAAAAATACTATTTTGTCTAAGTAATTTACTTGTTCCATCATTTTTACTTTACTTTATCGCTTTTATAGCAGTCTATGATACTATTAAAAATAATCAATTATAAAAATAAATATAAATCAATTTTTTATAATTATTAAATAATAAAAATTAAAATATTATTTATAAGTTATATGGGTTTAAGCATTTCAATGCAAACGAAAAAAGAACCGAAAAAAGAGATCAAAAATAAAATAGTTAAAAAAGAAAAAAAACAGAAACAAAAAGGAGGGTGCGATGCAAATCAGAAATGCGAAAAAAATTATTTTTGTGTTAATGATGGTACTTGTACTTATATATTTGAAGGAATGCCATATAGTTAAAAAATCATCTTAAAGTGATTATGTTTATAATAAATATGGAATCTGTTATTGAAAATATGATTAACAATCTTACTATTAACCAATTACCCACAATAATTTATGCCCGATGTAGTAGTAAAAAACAGAATAATGAACTTAATAATGCTCAATCACTAGACATGCAAATACATCATTGTAATCATTTTTGTAGAAAAAATCAGATGATGAATATTGAAATAATTACCGAAATTTGCAGTGCAACTAAAATTAAAAATCAGAAAAAATTACTCGAAATCATAAATACCAGAGAAAATATTAATTTAGTTTTATTTGATGTATCCCGATTTAGTAGAAATATTTTTGATGGAACCAATTTAGTCAGACAATGTAGAGAAAAAAATATTATAATTCATTCTATTAAAGAGGGACTAAATACTGAAAATAAACATGGTGCAAAATTATTAATTGGCGAATTAATGAATGCCCAAAATGAGAGTGACTCAATCAGTTACCGTGTCTCTGAATCCATTAAATTTAGACGAGCCAATGGTCTCTTTGTTGGGTCACGCTTACCATATGGTTATAAATATGATGTTAATGAAAGTAATATAAATAATAGAAGAAAGATTGTTAAAGAGGCTACTGAACAAAATATTATTTTACTAATTTTGAAATTAAAATATGGATGTACATATGATATAATGAGTAAATTAGTTTATGCTATAAGTGGTCATAATGTTGTTGGAACATATGATGATGAAAAAGTAATTTTATACGGCAATTATGAAAATAGTGACATTGCTCATTTATTAGCTGCAAATGATATTTATAATAGAGGCGCTGCTTGGAAAGCATCAAATATTTATAGTATTTGCAAAAATAATGCTTCTTATTTTTCTAAAAAAGATGATTATACAAAAGAATTAATTAGCAATTTATATAATGGTCAAAAATTAGATACCATAAAATATTTATATGAGAAAATCAATGAATTACCATTTGATGAAAATCAAAATGCATCCATTATTAAAAATTGCAAAAGAAATAGGAATAATATTATTATATTTTTAAATAAGAACAACGTATTTTTTAATAATTGGGTCACTATAGATAATATTGTTTAATTTATTTTATAAATAGAAAAAATATATTCAAATTATTTAAATTATTGAAATTATTTAAATTTTTATTAAAAAAGAATAGCAAATATATATAGTATTAGTAAATATGAATAGTACATGGGGATTAGGAATTGAACATGAAATGCGTGTAAGATTCCAAAAAAATATAACAGAAATTCCCGAATCTATTAAAAATAAATTTTTAAAAAATGTTAATTCTAAATATATTTTTGTAAATTCCGAATTATTATTGTACTATTTTTATTTATATGAAATTAATTTTAGTCCCAATTTTACAGAATTTGAATTTGTTGATATTGAATATTTAAAAATACTAACATGCAAAAAAAATTTATATAAATTGGCAAAAGAGGGAAAACAGTATCCTATTAATAATACTGAATATAATAATGAAGAATTAATAAATTATTATGTATTTTTCTATTGTTTATATCATTGTCCTCTCTGTTTCCTTAATTATAATTTCAAAAATGAAGATAATATTAAAATAGGATTTAGTAAAATTCCTACATTTAATGATTGGCCACATTTTTTAGAAAAATTATATGATAAAACCTTTGAAAAAAGTATATATGATGATTTGTTATTATTGAAAAAAAAATATAAAAATAATTCAAATATTAAAATTACAAAGCATAATATAACACGCTTCTATTATGAAATAGAATATATTAATCAAAAAACAGTATCTTATATTAAAAGACCAATAGCTATTATTAGTTTGGAAAATTTTAATATTGAAAAAATTTATAAATTTGTAGAAAATTTTAAAAAGACATATAGTTACAATAAAATTAATTTTACAGATTCTAAAGATTTGAAATCATTGTACGCTTTGTATAAAAATCGCATTCCTGAAATTGATTTATCAGATAAAACTTCTTCAATTGAATTTAAAACAATACAATATAAAAATATTAATTATGAAAAAACATTAGAAGATCTTATAAACTTGGAATCCAGTTTTTTTAAGGCATTAAGTTTAATTCCAATATTTAAATATTATATTAAATATTTTGGTCCCCTAAATTATCA